TACCGGACGAGATCAAGGGCTACATCCTGGGCAAGGTCGCCGAGCACTTCGCGCCGGCCGGCACGCCGAAGAGTGAATTCCTGGGCGGCCTGCTCGATCGCGCGCGGGTGTACCTATGATGAACGATCGGATCACGCTGCAGCAGCGCGGCGCTGGCAAGGACGCGCTGGGCCAGCCGATCGAAAGCTGGCCAGACATTGCCACCGTGTGGGCCGACGTACTGTTCCAGTCGGGCGCCGAGGTGATGCGCGCCGGCGCCGACACGGCGATCGTCAAGTGCTCGATCCGGATCCGCGCACGGGCCGGCCTCGACACCGGCGTGCGGGTGCTGTTCAAGGCGAAGGTCTACGACGTCAAGTCGGCACTGCCCGATAGCCGGGATTCGGCCTTCATGTTCCTGGTCTGCGAATCGACGTCATGATCCGCTTCGACACATCGCAGCTAATGGCCGCCGTGCAGCAGACCGTCGACCAGATCGCAAATGCGATCGACGAAGACGGACTGCGCGCTGTCGGGTTCTCTGGTGCCGAGCCGTTCCGCGATGAGGCGAAGAGCAACGCGCGTAAGCGGGCTAAGACTTACACCATTCACAACAACATAATTATCAAACGGGTCGAAGAAGACTCCGACGGCGCGCGGCGCCAGGTCTACTTGGTCACGGTGCGCAAGGGGCCACGCGGCGGGTCGGATGCGTATTACTGGCGATGGGTCGAGGATGGACACAACGTCGTCAGGAAGAACAAAAACATCGACGCGAAGACGGGCCGCAAGTTTGACTGGAAAGGCCACAGGGAGGCCGAGAAGGCTCACAGGAACAAGATTGCGGAGCTGGAATTTGGGTCGGCGAAAGTGCCTGCCTACGCATTCATGCGCCCAGCTTACGAAAGCAAAAAGCAGGTTGCCGTCGACGCGATGACGCGCACGCTGACCGAACAACTGACCAGGAACTCGACCGGATCATGACGCCCGAAGAACACGTAAGCAGCACGCTGAGCCACCTGGCCGGCGGGCGCGTCTTCCCCGACGTCGCCGAGGTGAACACGCCCAAGCCATACATCACCTACCAGGTGGTGGGCGGCGAGCCGATGAACTTCCTGAGCGGTGACCGCCCGGACAAGCAGCGCGTGCGCATCCAGGTCAACGTCTGGAGCGAGCGCCGCATCGAGGCGTCCGAGATCGGCATGCTGGTCGAGGATGCACTGCGCTCTGCCACCGCGCTGCAGGTCGAAGTCGCGAGCGGCCGCGTGGCCACGTACGACGAAGGCACCAATTTACGCGGGACCATGCAGGACTTCATGCTCTTCTGCTGACCCATACCAGTTTTATCCCCAAGCCGCCCTGAGAAATCAAGGCGGCTTTTTTCTTGCCCGGCTTCCGGGCTTTACCCCTGAAAGGCCGATATGCAATTGCCAAATAACATCGCGTTCGCAGTAGCGTCCGCACTCGCCGCTGCTGTCAGCATCACCGCGATCACCAACGCCACCGAGGCCGTGGCCACCGCGACGAACACCTTCGCCGCCGGCGATTACTTCGAATACACCGGCGGCTGGAGCAAGGCCAATGGCCGCGTCTTCCGCGCGAAGGCGGCGTCGGGCACTTCGTTCACGTTCGAAGGCCTGGACACGAGCGACACCTCGCTGTTCCCTGTCGGCGCGGGCGTTGGCACCGTGCGCAAGATCACCACCTGGACCCCAGTCACCGGCGTGGTCAGTGCTGACATCTCCGGCGGCGATGGCAAAAACGTCGAAGTGCCGCTGCTGGACAGCGACATGCCAGTCATGCTGCCCGACGGCTTCACCGCAACCACCGTCACGCTGACGACCGCCGACGACAAGTCGCTGGCGCATCACGCCGCCCTGAAGAAAATCTCGGATGGCGTCGCGCTGACCTGCCTGCGCGGCATGCTCCCGGGCGGCGGCGTGCTTCTGTACGCCGGCTACTGCTCGTTCAACGAGTCGCCGAGCTTGGCCAAGGGCAGTGTGATGGCGGTGAAGTCCGTCTTCTCGCTGCAGAACAAGGTGGTTCGCTACTGATCTGTGTTGCCAGCTGGCGCCGGATGGTCGGCGCTGGCCTTTTCCCAGCCCGCGGGGTAGCGCCTCGCGGGTCTTTTTTTGTACTCACACCTGAAAGAAAAAATCATCATGGCAAAAGCAAAACTCTCCCTGGCCGGCGAAGCAACCTTCAAGGCTATCGTCGCCATCCCAGTCCCAGGCGGCAAGACTGCCGACGTCGAATGGGAATTCGCCTGGATGCCGCGCGACGATTTCAAGGAATTCGTCGATGGCCTCAAGGGCGCCGAAGACGTCGATGCGCTGATGGATATCAGCCGCGGCTGGGATCTCGACGAGCAGTTCAACAAAGCCGGCGTCGAAAAGCTGACCCAGAAATACATCAGCGCGGCGCGCGCGGTGCTGGATACGTTCATCGCCGAACTGACGGGCGCCCGCGCAAAAAACTAAAGGACGTTGCCACGGCGATGTACGAGTCAGGCCCCACCGACGCAGAGCTGGAGGTGGCCGGCCTGACCCGTGAAGACGTGACAACGTCCTGCGAAATCTGGCCGCAGAACTACCAAGCCTATCTGCTGTTTTGCGCGATGGACACGCAATGGCGGATCGGGATGGCCGGGCCCACCGGTCTGGACTACGCGGCGCTGCCGGTGGCGCTGCGCATGATCGACGCGCCACGCGCTGACTGGCAGGAGCTGATGACCGATGTTCGCGTCATGGAATCCGCGGCGCTGCAGGCGATGCGCAAAGAATAACCAGCAGGACCGCCACCTACGGGTGGCTCTTTTTATGGGCGGGACATGAGCGATACTGTCAACAACGCAACAATCATGATCACAGCCGACGCGAGCGGCGTCGAGGCTGGCTTGCGCAAGGTCGAAGACGCAACCGCCAAGACCGGCAAGAGTCTCGACAACCTTGAGGCCAGCGCGAAGAAGACGACGGCTGCCCTGGAGGGCGTTGCCAGCACGCCAGGCATGGAGTCGGCCGGCGACGGCGCTGGCGTGGCTGCAGGCCGTATGGACCGCGCAACTAAGAGCATGGCCGATTCGATCCAGCGCACGCTGGCGACGATGAATGCAGGCGCCAAAGGCTCGGCTCAGTACTACGAGGCGCTGGCGAACGCGCGCGGCCTGAACGTCAACGCGCTGCGTCCGTACCTGGAGCAGCTGGACGAGATGACGAAGAAGAGCGCGCTTGCGGCTGACGCCCAGCGCAAGCTCGACGACTCGACCAAGTTCCTCGACAGCCTACGCTCGCGCACCGAGGGTATCGGCAAGTCCGCATCCGAGCTGGCCGCCCTGCGCGCCGAGCAGCTGGGCGTGAGCGATGCCGCGGCCGAAATGATCGCCAAGCTGCGCGAGCAAGAGGCGGCCGGCGAATCTTCGTTCGGCAGTTTGGCCGACTTGGCCGAGGGCGCCAAAGTCGCTTTTCTGGCTGTTGCTGCAGCTGTCGCGGCGGCCGCCGCCGCCGGTGCCGTGATGGTCGGTGATGCACTGAATGACCTGGCCGATCTCGACGGCATGGCGCAAAAAACCGGCTCGTCGGTCGAAAGCCTCTCCAAGATCCAGAAGCTTGCCGTAGTGTTTGGCGAAGATATGAGCGGTGTCGACGCTGCAATTGTTAAGCTGTCGCGCGGCATGGCGGGCTTGGATGACGACAGCAACAAAGTCCAGAAAGCCCTCAAGACGCTGGGCGTCTCATCGCGAGACGCCGCAGGCAACTTGCGCGATCCATCCGTAGTCCTGGTTGATGCTTCCAAAAGCCTCCAGAACTACCGCGACGACGCGGGCAAAACGGCCCTGATGAACAACCTGATCGGCAAGTCGGGGGCGGATCTACTGCCATTCTTGAACGATCTGTCGGAAAACTACGACGGGGTAGCAAGCACCTCGGGCGAAGCTGCGGCCGCAGCCGCTGCTTTTCAAGATCAAACCGGCTTCCTGAAAATCGAAGTGAAAAGCCTCGCCACGTCAGCTGCCGTTGCACTGGCTCCAGCGCTTAGGGACGTGGCCGGCGCCTTCTCTGACGTCTTCAAGCAGCAGGCTCCCATCAAGAAAGGCGAGTGGTCGTCTTGGGCTGACGATCTCGGGTTGGGCTTCGCAAAGGCGGCTGACGCGGTAGCTACATTTGCGCGGTCGACCGGCGTCGCATGGGATGTACTGAAAGGTGTTCGGGCAGGCTTCGCTATCGCAAATGACATCGCACTGATCAGTCCGGTGGAAGCTGTCTACGAATCGCTTAAAGGAGGCGATGGCCTCAAGGACGTCAAGAAATCGTACTCGGATCTGAAACAGGCTATCGCAGACGGGCGGAAAAGCGTCGAGGATTTAAATGGCGCGCCGTCCGATCAGTTCGAGAAGGCATATCGTGCGCGCCTGGCCAGTCGGACCGTGCCAGTTGTCCCGCCGACCACGGGTGATGGCGACAAGCCGAAGCCATCTTTGCCTGGCGAGGTTGATGAAGCGGCAGCGAAGAAGGCCGCGCAGGAAGCCGCGAAAGCCGTGAAGGAATACGAGGCGCTGGTCGACCGCATCAATGGCAAGAGCGTCGGCATCGATGCGGATTTTTACAGCAACCTGAACAAGCTGTACGACGGCTACAAGGGCGGCAAGCAGTCGCTGCAGGATTACGTCGACACGGTCGAGACTTACATCGGCCAGCAGCAGTTCGTGAAGCAGGCCGAAGATGAGCGCCTGAAATCGCTCGAGAAGTACCAGAAGGCGCTCGACGGCGCGAGCACCGGCGCCGACAAGGCGACCAAGGACCTGCAGGCGCAGCGCGACGAAAACGATCAGATTGGTCTCGCGAAGGATGCTCTCGGGGAATTGAATGCAACGCGCATTGAGGGCCTGGCCTTGCGTGCGGAAGAGCGAGTTTGGGCTGCCGAGGGCCTGGACATCACCGGCGCGCTGGCGGATGAATACCGCAAGGAAGCTGCCGCGCTGCGCGAGCGTGCGCAAGCGGTCCGCGAGGGTGCCGTGAAACAGGTGGGGTTCGACGCGGCCAAAAAAGCCGGGGAGGATCTCGATAAGTTCCTCGATCCGACCAAGGCGCAGACGTTCGGTGATGCGCTCAAAGGCGCGTTCGGCGCGGCTGGCGATTCGATGACGCAGCTGGTCAGCGCGCTTGACGCATACGGCATCCGTCAAGCAGAGGTGGATCAAGCTCGCCAAGATGCATCGGTCAAGTATGCGAATGACGCCAAGGGGCTGGCTGACGCTAATGCTGCCATCAACTCGAAAGAAGTGAAGTCGCGCCTGAGCGGATACGGCGATATGGCCGCTGCGGCGAAGGGCTTCTTCTCCGAGGGCAGCAAGGGCTACGGCGTGCTGTCCAACGTCGAGCGAGCATACCGCGCTGCCGAGCTGGCAATGACGATCCAGTCGACGGCGAAGAAAATCTTCTTCAAGCAGACCGAAGTGGCGGCCAATGTAGCGCTCAACGCTCAGAAGCTAGGCGTTGAAGCGGCGACCACCACGGCTTCCACCGGTCTGGCTGCAACCGAGGCAAGCGCCTGGGGCGTTACGGCGGTGGTGAAGGCGCTCGCGTCGTTGCCATTCCCGATGAACCTGGCGGCCG